TGAAGTTACCCTCATAATCATCCTGCATTGTGATGTTTTCAAGAACTATTGGAATATCTCTTTTTTCATTAATTGAATCTACAAGTTCTACTGTTAGATTATATGATGGTTGGAAATATGGTAATATCTGTTCTATTATCTGGAGAGCATCATCGTTTAACTTTGACATAATGCTAAGTTCAAACTGCATATTATATGGAACTGGCATATACGCCTTTTTTGTTTCTGTTCCCGTAGTAGAATCTTTTGCAGTAAAAGTTTGTGTTGTTGTAACTTTTCTACCTGGGTCATAAGTTAATCCAGTAAACTCGAATGACATTCTAGGTAAAGTCATTGCCGTTGGCTTATTTAAATCAGGAGATTGTTCTAATCTAGCAAGAAACTTCTGTGTTGGACCATAAGCTAGAGGAACTTTCAAAATACTTACAACCTGATCAGAACTATTTGTGTGTCTTATTTCAATATTATTGAATAAAGTTCCGAACGCAATAACAGTTCTTCTTAAAATTTCGTTGTAAAAGTATTCAAACATTTTTTTACCTATTATATAACTTTGAAAGTCTTATAACTTTTATTTATGGAATTCCGAAGGGGTTGAATTCGCTAAAGTCTATAATTTGTTCTGCTTCAATCTCAATTTCATCATTATCCGAATATCCATCATTGTTCATGTTAGTTTCTACACTTCTTATTTGATACGAAGCACTGGATGCTGCTCCAACAACTGTTTCACCTGAGACAAAGGATCCACTGATATTTGAAATTTCTAGTTGATTTGTCACTGCGCTCCACTTTCTAACTCTCGCAGTTGTTCCGCTAGTTTGTCCAGTTATAACTTCATTGAATTGGAAAGTTCCTATTCCAGAACTGAAAGGAGAAGAGATTGTAATTGTTGGTGCTACACTGTAACCCAATCCAGCATTTGTAATTCTAATTGATGTAATTGTTCCTGCCGCACTAACAACTGCCGTCGCAGCAGCAGAGACAGTTGCTACACCAGTAGCGAATATTTCGTTTGTGAATCTTATAGTAGGTGCTGTAGAGTACCCAGATCCATTAGATGTTATACTTACTATACCAACAATTCCGTTACCAATAGTTGCCGTAGCGGCGGCACCAGCGCCCCCACCGCCTATGAATCTTACTCCTGGTGCTACTGTATATCCAGAACCAGCATTAACAATATCTACTGCTTGAACAGATCTTGCCGCCGGATTTACATTATCGTTACAGGCAACAACACCTCCAATCATTACGGCAGATGCTATTCCGGTAACACCACCTAAAGGAGCTGAAGATAATCCAACAGTTGGAACACTAGTATATCCACCACCTCTGTTTGTAACTGTAATTAATCTAATTCCACCATTTACGAGAGTTGCTGTTGCTGTAGATGTAGTTCCGGAACCAATTAAAGTTAAAGTTTGAGTTCTTCCTATGAAGGTTTCCTCTCCATCAGAACCAATTGTTCCTTCTAAAGTATCATCAATATCATCAACTCCTGTATCAATAACTTCATCTTCATATCTGAATAGTTCACATCTCAACTCATAAACATAATTTTTTTGTAATTGGTAGAAAGGTTTTTCATGCTCAACAAATTTAATTTCAAATAATCTATCTCCTAGGGGAAAATATACTAAATCACCTTCTTTTGGTCTTGATGAAAGTTTTATATTTGCTTTATCTCTAGTAAGTGGAGAAATATACTCTTCAAATCTTTCTTTCGAAATTATTAGGGTTATTTCATTTAATGCTTGTATTCCAAATTTGGATAGAATAGTTGTATTATCTCCATATCCATCAAAATTTTCTACATATGCTTCGATTGGATAAGCATCATCAAACTTTGATTCTATTACTTCCTTGATTACTGTCTTCTCAGTTACATATTTTCTTGGCAAGTAATATATTTCGACACCATAAATTCTCAACTGTTCGTTGATTAAATCTTGTATTAAACTTTGTTCTTGTTGTGTTCCCTGTTGAAAGAAAGGATTTAACATAAGAGTTAACCAATCATGTCTAGTGGTGGAAGTTCATAAGTATTTGACATTTTTTCCATAATGACATCCAATTCTCTTTGAGCATCGTCGTATATTTGCCTTCCATTAAGTTCTACTCCACCTGGCAACTTAACTCCTTGGAATTTAATTAAATTTTGTCCCCACTGTTTTTTTATTAGTGAGGTTAAATACATTTTCAAGAAAGAATCATTCCAAACTCTGGTATAGTCTGATGGGTCTAATGCTCTATAGCAATCTATGATAACATAATCTCCAGCTCTTACGCTACCCCAATCAATATCTAAGTAGAGTCTATCTTGTCTTTGATTGAATCTTATTTGTTTTTGGGTTGTAAGTAAGAAGTCAATATCTTCAAGATATGTCTTTGTCATAGCATATGTTAAGATCTCTGTGGATCCCCAATAGTAAATATCATTTAAGAATAATTGATATTTCACACTAAACATATTATTAGTTGTAGTATTACTTCCATCAAAGTGATATATTTTTGTAATACCAATCACTGATGGTGGAATTTGTAGAAAATTACTATTTTCTTTATAGTTAAAAGTAGTTGCTGTTCCAACTATTGAAGTTGTTGCTGAAGTAGTGACTATTCCCGCTGTTGGAGATTCTCCATTGGGAGCTCTTCCTCTATTAATATCGTCTTGAGTTAGCTGATATTTTAAAAATACCTGCCCTACGCCATCAAAGTGTCTTTCTTGGAAAAATTGTATAGCATCATCTACTAAATCGTCTATTTGTTCGTCTGCTACATTAATTTCTAGTACAGGCGCACCTAGTTTCCTTTTACAGTAATCTATTAATTCTTGCCTGGAAGTTGGTTGCGCCATTTTTTAATACCTCTCAAAATATTTATAGTTTGCTTAACATGTCGGAAAGAACTTCTTGCTGCTTCATGTATAGTTTCATGTAAGCCTTTCCAATAGTTCTTAAATCCTCAATATCAGTTATAGAATCAATTTCTATACACGCTTTAGCATATTCAAAATTTTTAGATAAATTTTCTAAAGTTATTTTATCAGGATCCATTCACTAAACTCCTAAGTAAATTTTTAATTTCATTCAAATCATCTTTCATATTAGCAAAATCATTTTCCAAATTTTGTAATTTCTGATGCTCTTCTTCTTTTACTTTTTTTCTGGAAACATACTCTTGATACTCTGACATTTTTGTGTTTATAATTGAATTTGTTTGTGGGTCACGAATGAGTCCATCGTGACCATCTACTTTAATATAAGTCATATCAAGCCAAAGCAATAACTCTCAGATCTTTTATTCTAGGTACATAAACTTGATTAGTTGAAGTGGCAACCAATTTAATTCTATAACTTCTAAATGGTGGAAGATTGTCGGCAGTAAAATTATACTCCTTAAAGTCTAGAAGTTCGGAATTAAATTCTAGAGAAGTTGATGGGGTGACATAAGAATCTGGTCTTCCACTACTATTTTCTAGAGAAATTACCTGAGATCTGAAATCAAGATTATCATATCCCGGGAAAGGTGTGAATATTGGTTCAAATCCTGGATTTTCCCCTATAGAGTAGAAAGCTCTTATATCATGATATGAATTAATGTAAGAATTAAGGATGACCTTTATAGAAGTTGCTGGTGTTTCTAAAGTTATCTCCTTAGAAATATATTGGAAAGCAGTTGGATCGTCAAAAATTGATCCAGTTCTATTATCCGTAGCGTAATTTGTAATTACACTATTTACTCTGTTTGAGGTAAGAATTGTACTTACTCTTTGAGTATCTACAACTGGTGATAAGTATGTATTAGTTGTATCAAGTCTCAATCTCACATTTAGAGATTTATTTCCGGGAAGAGAACCTAGGTTAGTATCCTCGTTAATCTTAGAACATATCATTCTTGGGGAAGAAAGATAATTTGGTTGATTTACTGAAATTTGTTCAAATCCAGCATCAACAAAAGCAATTTCATTACCACTAATGCTTGTTCCTGTTACGGTTCTAGCCTCAGCACTTAACGATGTTCCTTGAACTGTTAGATTTTGAATAATTGGAGTTATAATTTCATAAGTAATATTTTGAGTTGCTTTTATTTCATATCCACCACCAGATTTTGTTTCATTTTGATATAGTTTCTTAAATCCGGACCCAGTAAATCTATCAGTTCCATCTGTTGACATATCCAATTTAATATTATAGTAATCAAAATCAATTGGGTTGGAAACAGTAGCATCATCAAGATTATGAGTTTTGTTAATTCTTCTTAGGGAAACTCCATTACTCTCGTACTTATAAATTTGAGAACCTATAGGATATGTAAGAGGATTTGTTCCTCTTACAATGCTTCCACCAATAACATTTCCTGTCACTGAGGTATATTCAATTATTTCATTACCAACCTTCAAGTATCCTGGATTTGTAGTTCCTACACCAACACCTTCAAAGATTTCAAAGTTTGAGGCGTCATCAACACTTATCGTTCCAGTAGAGTCTGATGCGTAGCTAACAGTTAGTTTAGTTGGTTTTATGTCAGATTCAACTCCAGATATTGTTACTAGATTTCCTTCAGCATACATTCCATGATTCTTATGGTTTACTTTAATATGTAAACCATCTGTAACTGTAGTAATTTCGCTAGCGTATATTCCCCCACCAAGAGAAGCGTTTAAATCAGTTGTTATTCCTGAGTTATTAATGTATGTAATTGTGTTCGCTGAT